TGGTAGTGCGAACCGTGCCTGTTCTGGTGCAACATTATTTCGAAGAAGTTCGTTGTATGTGTGTAACGCAAGACGCATCACATTATCAAAGTTCTTCTCTGCTTCGGGATGAATACTAATAAACTCACTGCTTCCCTGTTTCGCACCACCTGTGGGTTCTCCTCTCCAATGAGGATAGTAGAACTCTGGTTCAAACGAAACATAACGGCGAGAGATTTCATTCTCTACGAAACCAACCTTTGATTTGAACATCTGTGTGCGGATCGAGATTGGCGCCTTGACTCGTAAGGTAATCTGTGGATGGGCGAATGGAGTCCAGTGTTGATGAGTCGCCAGATACTTCAGCAACTTACCATCACGCACAGATAACTTCCTCACATCCTCTGGGTGGTACGAGGATCCACTCTCACGCAGTCTTTCAACTACTTCCTCGTCGATGTCCCATTCAGTATCTTTAGAGAACGAAACCCGTGCGGCGTTACACACCGTGAGATCCGAACCCATGTGATCGACAAGATCAACAAAACCTTTGTCTAATACTTTCTCTTGCATACTATACTTTTCTCCATCGATTGAGTCTCATTGTTGCTTCCAATCCAGAAGCAGCATTGTCATCTATAATCTTCTTAATTTCGTTCACGGACATTCGATATATCATATCATTAATATCCTTCTCTGTCAACCCATTTGGCCAAATACAAACCGTTTTTCCTTGTTCAATCAGTTTCTGGTTGAACGAAACTATCTGAGGATTTCGTGGTTCGTTGTCCAAAGCATATACCATGTCGGTCTTCATGAACCTAGAAGGAATATGATCAATTGCACTAGCACCAACCATAGCAACTGTATTTGGAATGAACATACTATCGATTGGTCCTTCAACAACATACACACGCTTCTTTGGATTTGCACGCCACATACCATACCACAGTCGTTCGATAGACTTGTCTGCCTTTACGGTAATATACCTCAATGTTTGTCTGGCATTTGCTTCGTCTTTCATAGAAAGAGATCGACCCTGAACTGCAACCACATCGTTCTTCTTATTAAAGAAAGGAATAATAAGTCGTGGTTCTTGGTGAGTCAATTCCCTTGACGGAAGCGTAGGATCTACCGTACGCATATACGACTGAAAGTTTTCGGTGTAATAAAGAACATCATGAAACTGCTTTGGAATTTTCCTCATGACAACAAACTGTTTCGCAACATGATCATCCTTCAAATTCTTAATGCACTTTAATGGTTTAAGAAGATCGTGTTTAGACTTAAACTTAGGAGCAGACATTTTAAACATTTCTTCGATTTCCGGTTTTTTATAATTTGAATTTCCGTTGTGGCCCGACTTCCATCTCTCCAATTGATATTCTTTTACTAAACTAGGAGAAACACTTTCTAAAAATCTATAAAGAGAATGACCAGCACCGCAATTATGACACTTATAAAAATAATCATTACCTTTTTGGTAGAAGAATCCTCGTGCTTTACTTTTATTTTTCTGAGAATCGCCACATATAGGGCATCTACAGTTTGCTAACGAATCAGATTTCCATTTAAATCTATCCAAATACATCGAGGCCATATTAATGAATTTTTTATCAATATAACTTGTCATCAAAATTTCCAGTCATCGACACCAGACGAAACCTTTGAAAACTTATCATCAATTTCAGATTTCATTTGTCCCGAATTAATCAGTGTTTGTTGCGAGGAATCTACATCACTAAATTTCATTTTAGATCTGTCAAGAGAAAGAATAAACTTCTTATTTACAGCGGCGTCATTATACCTATTCTTTAGTTGCTTTACAAGTATTTGTTTTAATTCTTCCAATTCTTCTGTAGATATAAGAGCAAACATAAAATCTGCCGTTTGGGGCAGTCCAAAGGATTCGCTCGTATCCTCCAGTCCCATATCTGAATTAGAAAATCCACTTCTGTTAACTTGGGTCGCTGTAAAAATAGGGACATCATTTTCTACTGCTAGACCTCTTAGTTCTTCTGCAATAGACTTTACCAAGAAATAGGACCCAATGTTACCACCCTTTAATCTAGCAGAAGCACATATGTTCAAATAATCAATAAAAATAATATCAGGAACAAAACTTTTCTTTAGTTTTAGTTCTTCAATAAGAGATCTAAAATGATTTGCAGTTGCAGTTGCAGTAGGATACTCCTTGATAATTAACTTCCCCTTCACTGTTTCCTTTAGGTTCTCTATCTTTTTATCGTAGTTAGATTTGCTCATAAGTTTAAGATCACTAATATCTGTATCTAAAAGATTGGCATCTATTCTTTCTGCAATTCTTTCTTCTGCCATCTCGCATGTAATATAAAGAACATTATAGTTCTTCGATAGACAATGTGCAGCATGATGACATAACCACATAGATTTTCCGACACCAGTTCCAGCCATGACAACATTCAATGTTTTGCTGGGAATCCCTCCTCCAGTGATGTCATTAAAGAACTCCAAGTCGAATGGAATCTTTTTCTCCGTCTTATTATAGAACTCAAATCGACTCTCTGAATCTTCAATATAATCATGTCCAATATTCGTATCAAAACAAACTGATAATGCGTCAGATAAAATTGTAGGAATAGAACCCTCTGTCTTCTCTATTGACTTGCCATCGATAATGTTAATTGATTCCATTATTGCATTATAAACAGCTTTGTCTTTACAAAATTCTTCAGTTTCATCTCGCAACCAATTCTGATTTACATTTTCATCAACACCAAACGAATCAAGATAATCAATAGTGGTTTTGAATTCATTCTCGTTCAAATCCTTTCTCTTGTTCAATTGAATATTAATTGCATCCTTAGTGGGAGATGCAGAATATTTTTCATAGAAAGAACTTATCTCAGAGAAAATTACCCGATCAATCTTACCGTGAAAATACTCCTTTTTCAGAAATGGAATAATTTTCTTAGCAAAATCGAAGTTGTAAATTAAGTTTTCTAGAATTATTTTTTCTGTGAATACAGAATCAGTCAATGGAAATTTCCTCGCTAACTTCTTCAGATCCGTACATAAATTCCCTAGAAGCAACATCTTCTAACTGCTTCATGATATCTTCAGTAAAATACTTTTCTGGTTCTTTATAAACAGATTTCTCATATGCTTTGGATCCGTCAGGAAACTCATATCTTGTCGAAACTTTCTTGACTATATTATACTTCTCTGCTAAATTCAACAACCCATAATAAGGATGAAGTCCACTATCGTAATTTAACATAACATCAACCATAGCATTTTCCTTTGTCAGTCTAGATTTATAATTCTTGCAGTGAATAATATTTCCAATAACATCAATTCCTTCCTTTACCTTTTTCTTGGAAAGAAAAATAATAGTAGAAGCGGCGTACTTGAGTCCCGCGCCTCCGCTCATTTGCTTGGTGGGAAACATTGAACCAACCTGATCATAAGTATGATTTGTCATTATCATAGGAATACCAGCATCACCAAGTTTCAGAGTTAGTACACGGAAAGTAGCCTTAATTACTTGTGCGCGAGTCATGTCTCGCGTAAGTTTACCTTCCGCAGTATCTGTCATTTCTTTTTCTGTTGAAAGCATACCAAGAGAATCCAAGACAATCATCATTGGTTTCTTTTCACTCTTGGGCAATGCTGCATATTTATCTACAATCTTAATTGCTTGATGACGAAAACTTTCAACTGTAGAAACTGGCATCACTGCAACACGCTTAGGGTCTATAGATCTACCCCTAATCATATTTGATGTTACTGCTTGCTCAGAATCAAAATAAAGCACTACGCCATCAGGACGATCACGCAAAAATTTAGCAACAATTCCAAGGGTAAAATATGTCTTTCCTGTTGCAGACTCCCCCGCGATAGCAATGATTTTATTATCAGGTATTCCTCCATAGATAGAACCACTAAGTATAGCATTAAAAATATAGCAACCAGTATCCACAAAGCCACTAATGTCAGCACCTGCCAATCCATTGTCAACGATACTTGCATATTTATTACCACTTTCTTTGATCAAATCATCTAGCATGAAGTTCTCCGTATTTCTTTCCAACTTTTTTTCTTAAAGAATCCAGTATTGCATTTTTTTGCAAAGTATCCTTATATGAATCTAAGTTTGTATTCTTGTCTGTTATTTTACCCGATAAACTTCTTTCTGTCAACCTAGATTCTTTCTTAACTAGGTAATACAGCAGTTGAGTTTCCTCCGTATTAAAATTAAAATTCAATTCATTCATATAATTATCCAAAAAAACTTTCGAGGGTTGATTTCTTTTCATATTCCCATCCAACTGCTTTGAGTATAGCCGATAATGGATCTAGAAAACTTGTCTTCAACTGTTTGTCATAATCTATGTATGGAGTTAGATTAAATTCGGAAGGAATACCACTGGGAAAAGATACAACATGATCTTTTCCGTATGATCCGGCCATCGGATTTGGAGTCTTCAAGTAGATAAATTTAATCTTGTCTCCATCAGTAATCGTTTTATATTTTCTCTGTAATTTTAGTTTTTTGATGTAGTAATTATAAATTAATGCACCCTTCACTGCAATAGGAGTTCCCTTTGCATAAATTTGAGTACTGTCCATGTACTTTTTAACATTAGAAACACCACGAGGAAAAGCAATATCTTCAGGAGGCATAGATTCAAATTTAGTTTTAAATTCCTTGACAGCAGATTGTATATCTTTCTCATCACCATTCATGACAATTTTGATCATTTCCTTAAGACTGTCTCTCACAACCTGAGGAGTCGAAGATCTAGATGTTTCAATTCCCATAATTTTTACTTTAGGTTCAGTGTAACGAACTCCTTCTGAATCGAAAACATTTAACATATATCTTTTCTTTGCAGTCCATACTCCAGTAGATGCTATAACTTCTCTCTTCATCACCATCTTGTTATTATACGCATTCATAATTACAGCAAGTTCTTTGTACTCGTTTTCTATGAATGGTTCAATAACTTTAGTAGAAACTTTGTCAAGATAATCTACAATTTCTTCCTTCGAATTACCCTTACACTTGTCATTTACTAATGCATTAAAGGAAACATAAACACTATCTGTATCAGATGCGATTACATAATCAGTACTTTCTGTTCCAATTAGTTCATTCAAAAAAGAATTGAGTTTGTTTTCTATCCACCTGATACTCAATTGACCTGACAATGTAATTGCTTCCGCCATCTCGACATCATAATACCGAAACCATTCGTTTCCGATTGCACCGTAAGCACTATTCAACTGAATCTTACGAACCATCTGGAAATTATTGAACTTGGCAATCTGGTAGTCTAGATTCTTGTTGTCCGGATCTTTCTCTTTCTGCTTTTGACATTCAATCATCTTCTTCTTGTACATACTACGCTCTTCGTACATCTTTTCCATCAACTCTGCAAGAAATCCCTGTTTATCTCTACGATAGAGTGTTCCATTTGCAGCAATACAATGATCATTCTTTTTCCATGCTTTTATCATATCCATAGACTCGTCACTGCCATTCAATACACCATCAACAGTAATCGTTTTACGGGAAAGGGATCCCTTTATTTTTGTATCAGGGCTAATATTGTACTGCATAATCAAGTGAGGATAGAGACTATTCAGGTCAAATGAAACCACCCACTCATGTCTTCCTACATTGGGTTCCTTGACATAAGCACCAGCATACTGTGTGTCTTTTTCTGAAAAGTTTTTCGGTGGTATAATTATATTCTTCTCATGAAGATAATGATAAATTATCTGATCCCATGTTTTAACTTGAGAAAATACATCCATCATATTGACTTTGGCAGAATATGTCAATGCAACAACAAGTTCTATCAGTTTCATTTTTTTATCTAACTGATGCACAAGTTCCACATCTTTAATATTATATTCAATAAACTTCTGAAAGTCTTTCTTGTAGAATTCTGCTATACTATCGAACTCGGCATAAGACAGTTTCTTCTGCCCCAACTCAACAAAAGCAATATGATCCAACCTATATGACTCTTGGTTTGTGTATGTAAAAGTCTGATATAATTCATAGTAGTCAAGTACAGAAATACCAAGTGGTTCATACACATCACGATCTTGATTCATTTTATGAACAGTCTTTTCACGAACATGCCTCCAAGGAGAGAGCATTTTTGCTTTTGCAGCACCAAGAACAACTATACTTCTGTTGTAGAGATATGGAATATCGAAGAATCTGATATTCCATCCAGTGACAATATCAGGCGCCGCTTCATCCCAAAAACGATAAAACTCTTCAAGAAGTTCTCTCTCGGTATTCATGCTATAGACAACTTCATTCGGTTTATCGCTGGTATACTTACCCAATGCAAAAACATAATAAGTTTCATTTATAGCAACAGTTATTGCAATAACTCTTTCATTTGGATTTTTATAATCAGGAAAACCTTTCTCGCATTCAGTTTCGATATCAATATAAGCAACTACGAGATCATCAATATTATATTCAACCTCACCGGAAAACTCCTGTGCAATATAGGAATACGCATAATCAGTATTGCCGTGAATTTCTAAACCTGCGGTGTTTCTATGCTCTCTTAAGAAATTGTTTGTGTCTAAGATAGAACCTACACAGAACTCTTCCATGTATCTTCCATCGAGACTTTTCCATTCTGTTTTTTTATCAGAAGGAACATATAGGGTGGGATTAAAAGGAACCTTACTCTTTATTCTTTTCCCATTTTCTATACCACGATAAAGTATATTATTACCCCGAACCATCACATTGGTATAGAATCTACTCATTCAGGAAAACTTTCTGATGGGAATGCCCATCTGCCATAATGGCATCTTTTTTGTTACCTTCTTCCTTGTCCTTAAGAAAGGCACTAAGAAGAACCATGTAATTGATTACATCTACTATTGTATCATTAAATGATTCATTTTCAACATGCATCTTCCCACAATCAATAAAAGATGACAGACGGCTCATCTTGTCGGTGATGCGAGTAAGAAAGCCTTGTTCGGTGGTACAAATGCCCATTGCTTCGACCCGAGTAAAGTTGGCAAAAGGCTCGTTTCCGTGATCCCCCGCATAGTCTCGGTTCTTGAGACTCATCAGTTCTTGTGCTGTTTTACAAATTGCAGAATGATATTCTAAAAGTTCTTCACGATTCATATTATACTCCTGTAGATCCAAAACCGCCTTTGCGGTTGGTCTTTTGTGTTTTCGGGGTTGCTTGTGTGTAGGTGATGTGGCTAATAAGTCGGCTGTATTGGACAATCTCAACTTGTGCTACTCGATCACCGTGTGTAATCTTGAACGGACTGCTTGTGGTGTTCCACAGAGGAATGAATACTTCATTACAATAGTCCGAGTCGATCACACCTTCTGCATTGATAAGAGTCACGCCGTTCTTCCATGCAAGACCAGATCGAGGATGAAGTCGAGCAGAGAAACTGGCAGGAATATCAAAGACCATACCAGTTGGAATCAACGCACGACACTCTGGACCAAGTTCAAATGTGCAGTTGGGTGTGTCATCCTGAAAGACAACATCAGGCGTCGTAGTATGTGGTTGATTATAGCAGTCGAACCACTTGATGTCACGAATCGTCGGTGCAACATCTTCGGGTGTGACTGGACCACGCAAATGTGCGTGAATGTCATAACAGGCAGCGTCGTGACTGGCATGTTTAAGTTCAAGTGTATTGGGATACAACTTGTAAATCTTCATCGTCTCGGTCATACTCACTCCATAAGTAAAAAGGTATAGACGAAGTATACCATATCAAGTCACAATGTCAAGATCAACCGTAGTATTTTACTGTTACTTTTCCGTTGCCACCAGCAGCACCTAGATTATTAACACCATTAACATTTTCTCCTCTGGCTCCACCACCACCACCACCCGGAGATACACCAGCTTGTGCAACCGCATTAGATGAATTCACACCACCTGCACCTCCTGCACCACCGTTCGGTGCAGTCCCACCAGCACCACCATTACCACCAGCACTGCCTACAGTTGCATTCCCACCAGAAGTATTTGTATCACCACCACTTGCACTACCACCAGAGGTTGCTGCAAAGAAACCAACTGATCCAACCGCTCCCAGTCCTCCTCCAGCAGAAACAGAAAAAGTTGTTATAGTAGTAGCACCTCTCTTATGTGTGTCTAGGGTTGTGTTTCCACCAGCACCTCCATTCGCTTCCGTTGGGGCATCATTGACGGTAATATCAGTACCACCAGAACCAGCGGCACCAATAGTGAAGTTCAATGTATCATTAACTTGCATATTTGATATTTGATATTTTTTCTTTAAATACGCACCCGCACCACCGCCACTTTGACCATAATATGTGGTGGTTCGACCAGAAGTAGTTACTGTTCTTCCTGCACCACCACCACCAGCACCCCAGCATTCAATCTCAGTAAACAGAGTACCCGCTGGAATCGTAACAGAACCAGTCGAAGTGATTGTCGTGGTTGCCAGTAGTTGATATGATCTTGTAGAAGATGCTCTCGATGCACCAATCATGAGAAGTTAATTCCACCCACAAACCCATAAATGGTAGTTCCACCATCTATCGTAATAAACGATAAAATATCAATACCAGACGAGGTTAATGATGGTGCAACATTACCCGGCCATTTAACTGCTGCTTCCCAAGTTGTCGTATTTGCGCCACCGTTTGTAATTAGAAGTGTAATAGTTCCAGCAGAACCAGATGCTGGTTCATTCGTAAAACTAAATTCGCAGTTTCCATTACCAGTAACAGTCTGAACATTACCATTCGCAAAACTAATTGCAGTGTTACCAGTAACAGTACCAATAACATTTACAGTTTCTGCATAGTCTTTGAACTTGGGTCTTACCAATTGGTTGTCAAGCATATTGATATCACCACCGAAGGTAGCACCAACATCAGAGGAGATACCAGAGTTTGCCTTCACCAGTCCCTTAAGAGTACTTGCACCCTCTATTTCAACATTACCACCAGAGTAAATTAAAGTAGGTGTTATTAAAGTGGAGAAGTTGCCGCCGGGATTAAATCCGATTGTTCCCGCTCCCCCGCCTCCTCGATCCATCTGAATAAATGTCGCTGTTGTCTCGCTTCCGAAAACATCAGTTGAAATTCTACCAGAGGCAGTAATACCACCATCAGCAGAGATACCAGCGACATGGATCACGGCGGTTGGATCTATACCTAGAGTAGATCCAGCGAGTGTCAGTCCTGCACCAGCGGACACACCACCAGTCTGAACCACCTTTTCCCACGCATAACCATTCCAACTCCAGACATGATCATCTATGGAGTAAGTTAATCCGTTTGTAGGATTCAGAGGAAAATCTATCATTTATATCAGTTGGTACTGTCTGGGGTGTACATCAAAGGACGGACGCATGGTTTACTAATTACTGCCGATGCGGTTATCCCTGAAAGATCCGAGATTAGTTGACCGAAAACAGCAGCGACTGCATTGATGTCTGCACCTGTCAACCTACTCACTCCCTGCGAGTCTCTTCCGTCTTCTACAATTTCTGAAGGATCGTTTGGAAAGTCCGAACCGATATCAGCCCACTTAATTGCAAAGTCCTGTCCTCTTGCGTTCATGTAACGAACATTCTCACACATGGGACGAATATATTCATTAACGAATCTAATTGCTTCTGGATCTGTAATAGCCATTATACTAAATCTCCTTGTTATATTAAAATGATCATATTATGTAGACTAGAACATGTCCCCGAACTCAGGGGTAGTGTTACCTTCGACAATAGTCTCTGTCAAACTCTGAAGAAAAACTCCAATACGGCCGTTATTAATAGCAAAAGTTTGTGCATCAGCAGTACCGACCATAATACGAGATTCGCCAGAAGAACCGGGATCAAATGTCGTACCAAAAACACCGTATGTCCATCCCTTATCTTGAATACACCATCCCATTTTCTCGAAGGTTGTTCCTGCAAAACTTTTATCGGAATAACCAGATGTTGAATTTTGATAAATATTCCCATCAATATGCCAATTAAAGTTTGATCTACTCTGCCTTTTAGTAGTCATCGATGATATTGGATAAGATGCCTCACCCCACTGAATATTATAACCCGCACAATTATTATGAACATTACCAAGAAAGGATCTTCCCTGAGGTGTTTCGTCGCTGCTATTGCTCATATTAGGCCATAAAAAATCAGTACCATTATTTTCATAAAAACAATTTGTTGTGTGACTTTTAGAGTACTGATTCCTGTTATAATACGGGTACTGACAAGTTCCATTATCAATAAACCTACAGTTATATAATAGACTATTATCCTCTAGATAAATTGCTTCATCTTCAAATCCTCGAAATTCGCAGTTGATATAATCCTGATTAGACCCATAAAGACTACCGCCACCGCGAACTGCCTGAGTATGTCTAGTGTTATATCCTCTGTTTATAAAAAGACATTCGGAAAAACTATGTGCTGCGTTATTGGAATATATTGAGCGAATGGGGTTGGTGTAATTCTGAATTGAAGGATGGCCATCACTAAAAATACAATACCGAAATATACATGCACCAGTACCAGATGTATAAACATGAACATGACCAACAAACTCTATGTTATAAAAACAGAATCTTTCCCAATTACCTTGCATAAAAGATGCATATTGGTTATTTCTTGTACCTAGAATATATTTTGTCCCGTCTTCCTGCAATGTAGATGGATTAACACTACGAAACTGCCTCCATCCCATAGTAGTTCCCTCAATACCCTGACTCGCAGCATAAGCACCACTATCTACTGGTGCATTGGTTATAGAAGTATCAACATTATCTGCTGTAGATGCAATAAGAAACACTCTATCCCCGCGAGTTATACCACCCGAAAGATTACCATTAAAAATATCGATAAAGGAACTTAAAGCTGCGGTGTATGTCGTACCAGAATTTGATGTGACTCCATTCAAAGGATTAACCCAATAGTCTGTCATGATACAACCCTCCCCTGTTCTGGTTCTTGTGAGGAACCACCCGATGATTCTCCCGACGCTCCAGTATTCAGAAGAAATCCCAGAGGAGTCGAGGGCGCAGATAAAGTAGCGCCAAATAAGTCCTTACTGTTTCTCATGAAAGCAGAAGTTGGAATAGATCCTAGAGTAACTCCAAAATTACTGTCGATTGAGAGTGTGAGGCCCGTCACAGAAACATTATCGACAAAATTACCAAGGAAAGCATCGCCGGTAACCCCAAGAAACGAAGCCGGAATATATTCATCATAAACACCAGATGTTGCATTTTGAATAACATTTCTCTTTGCCTGGCACTTCCCCCAATTAGCACCTTGTGCGGATCCATAATCAAAAAAGTTTTCGCCACCAGCAAAAGCATAACCACCAATATCAACGAATAAATTGTTCATAATGAACCCATAAAATCTAGTTTTGCCATCAAAATCAATTGCATTATTTGTAATATTATAAAATAGATTATTAGTAATTTCAGTAAGGCCTTGACCTAAAACATAATCTTGCATACACTTAAATCCAGTTCCGCAATTTTTTATAATATTCCCGTAAAACATACCACACGCATAAAATTTATATACTATATCCCATCCATCAAATTTGCAGTTGAGAACCTCAGCGTGCTGTCCGTATATTTGGCCTAGTTTTATACAAGCCATACCAGAAGCCACTCCAGGCCCAAGAAAAATACAATCACGAAAAGATCCGGACGGGTTGCTCGAAGAAAAAAGATCAGCAGAATAACTTACCTGACTTTGGCTAAAATCAAATTTACAATTTATATAATTTGGACCGTTACCACCACTAGTAAAATAAAACATCCTTCCATTTCTAGTACCAGTACTCGTCGATAACCATTCGACATTATTCCAAATATGAGGGCCCCTCTCACTGAAAAATGAATATTGAGTGCTGGTTGTATTATGCCAATTAATGACATATCGAGCGGCACTCGGATCTCCGGGGCCCGTACCCAATAAATTTAAATCTGTATCCACACCAATAAAAACGGGAGGTTTGTAATAAGGATCTGTGATGTCCGCATTGTAAGTGTTATAACCCCAATGAGCAGTGTCTTGGAAACTATAACTGGAGTAATCGGCTGCGAGTACAAGATCCCCAGTAGATGCAACGAGATAAAAAACATCTCCAGTTCCACCCTTCGTACTACCATCCCCACCTTCCCACAATACATTAGTTATTGATTTAAAAGGACCTTGAGTGCCGCTGATGTTTGCGGCGGATGTTGTCCCATCATAAGAGGTACTGCCGTTTAAAGGATCAATATAAAATTCTCTTTGTGGCATACCTAAACCTTGTAAGTGACAAAAACCTGTATAATTTTACCCAAACCTGCACCCGTAACACCACAGTAAATTAAATCTCCATTTGCCATAGTTCCTCCACCTGATGCAGTTCCGCCATACAAACCATTCTGAAGATTAATAGTTCCTACGGTTATTCCATCGGCGGCAAGAGATAACCCGGTAGTATTTATATAATTAGATCCAACTTTATATACACTTGCACTTGCGGTTCCGCCACCTGCTCCCTCTGGTAGTCTGATTCCTAGTTCTGCTATAGTTGCGGTTCCTTCAATAGGTCTGACAATATCAGTTTTCTTTGCAGCGGCAACCGTAACACCCCTACCATCAAAGAGGAAACCTGCAACATAAGTAACCCCTTGAATAGCGTTATTAGAGGCAGTTATCTGGTGGGTTCCATCAGGGAAAGTGATACCAGAAACACTTAAAGATAAACCAGCAGCAAAAATTGTGGCTGTTTGATCAATACTAAAGGTTCCACCAGCAGCATCTAGTGTGAGTCCAGCACCGGCAATGTAACCAGTTCCGCCAGCAGAGACAGCGGCAGTTGATTGGAAGGTTCCATCAGGGAAGGTGATACCAGCATCAGCAGAAATACCTGATCTGGCCCAAATTAACCTTCTAACCTCAACTTCGGAAGCACCGAATATGGTGCTGTTAGACCCCGACCCCGCAGGTATGATCTCGACTGATGATGGGTTGAATCTAATACCATTGGCACCAGAGACACTCTTGATTTTACAGTTGAGATTCATGAAGATGTCTTTAGCAGGAGCAATAGTCACATTGTCATTGAATGTCGATACACCATTAACATTGAGATCACCACCAGCAGTAATACCACCATCAGCAGAGATACCATCGACATGAATGGTTGCTGTTGGATCAATACTAAAGGTTCCACCAGCAGCATCTAGTGTGAGTCCAGCACCGGCAATGTAACCAGTTCCGCCAGCAGAGGCAGAGGCAGTTGATTGGAAGGTTCCATCAGGGAAGGTGATGCCACCTGCGTCAAGAGACACACCAGTTCCAGCATGAACATATGTTCCTGCTTTGACGAATGTGGTTGCGTCTAATTTCGCGGCCGATTGAATACCACCAGAACTAACGGTAATTTGAGCAACGCTATTACCAGTCTGAACCACCCATGCACTGCTGTTGTTTTTATAACCATACAAAGAGTTTGCATTATCTGGACTCTGAACGACATCAGTAATAACTCTTC